GTGTCTTCGATAGCACGTAAAACTGCTTGTTGAGCACCTTCTGGACCTGTTGATGCGTTAGCATTTACATAGTCAACTGTGAAGAAGTGCAAATTCTGACCGTGTTCGGTATCAGTAGTAGTTGCCGCTGGATGTGTTTTTGTTAATGTTGCCATTTTCTTAATCTCCTAATATGTGGGATCGTAATGTCCCTACACTTATTTAGTCCAAAATATAGAAATAATCAAAGCACATTATTTGGCTACGGCTTTTTTGTATATCTCGTGTAGATCTGAGTTGATCGCACGGCGAGTTATCTGGATCAGACGCTTACGCATCCAGACGTAATCGCTCTTGGTTAGTTGTGGAGTCTGAACCATCCTACGCATACGCATCTGATCAGCGTCAAGATCCATCTTGCGTTGTAATATCAGCATGAGCTGTGCGAAGTCTCTCGAGTTTAGGTTGCCGGATGCCATGTCTCTGAACACACGTTTGATACGCATCTCAGGCAGGACTATCTTCCAGTCATTGAATAGATGATCAGCGTACTTGTGCTGTTCCATTACCATGACTATCATGTTGTATAGATCCGGCATGCTCATACGGAAGCCATTGAAACTGAGATTATTAACTATCTCCTGTGCGTACGACATAGCCTTAGGCTTGTCTAGTTCATAGAGATCGCGTAGCATCAATAGATGATTGAACATCTGATTTGCGATGTCCGTGACGCTTTTGCCCTTCATCTGGCTCAGGCGCCTGTACATCCTTGATTCCACCAGTTCCTTTATGAATTCCATTATTGTAAGTTCTTCGCGAAGTTTGATCTTGAGAAGCGTAGGCGATCAACGTACTTGAGTCCACCTGCCACGTAACCCTCGTGTCCTCCCTCTCCGTCTATGGTTGCTGAGATGCCACTGCCCTGTTTGTCCAATGACCTGACTATCTGTGTCTTTATGACTGCTATGGCATTGAATATCTTAAACACCAGTTCGACTGCCTTGATGTTGTCGTTTACATACTGTGCCAGTCTCTGTCCCTTGCCCTCGGATACCTTGGTCAATGCCCATTGTGTGAAGTTACCTGCCATGTTGTTGAAGTTACCTTCCCTGACCTTGAAGTTTGCGAACTGTTTCATCAGTGCCGGTAGATTTGATATCTGTTGTTCTCTCAGTGACATTGGATTGAACAGTTTGCCGATGGCCGCACGATTGTCTGTGACAGTCTTTGCCAGTTGTTCCAACTTGGCCCTGGGCACGTCCACCTTGGGAGTGTCCTTCATCTTAGGACCTACGAATAGTATGCTACCCTTGGGTAGTTTTTCCACAGCATGGAAAGGTTGTCCGTTGTCCTCTGGACCCGTCTTATATGTGTGTACTGCGACTGCCGCCATGCTGTTCGCTATCTCTTTGCCTAGGTCTGTGTCCGTATCAACTGAATATGTAACAGTGTTGGGTGTGAATACGTATTTGTTGCCCTTCTTCTGGGGTGTTCCCACATATAACAGGTCTCCCTGGAAGAAACCTTCCAATCCCGCAGGAGTTTGTGCTTCTAGTGGTTTCCATAATGCCTTGTACATGTTGATCAAATCCGCACGATCACCACCACGCATCGTCATGATCTTTTCCAGTTCCTCTGGTGTCTTAGCCATACCCGAATACGTCTTGGCTCCAAAGCCTGACTTGTCAGTCAGCACGAACTTGCCATCGGTATCTCTACCAAATATAATTGCTGGTTTGCCGTCCCACTTTATGGTGATATCCTGTGCCTTCTGTGGTAGGTTAATCAGTTGTTCTATGGCCCTAAGGGCTCCGCTCTCACCGCTATTGAATATCTCATCTTCCGGATGTTCTATGCGTGCCGCCTCGATGATCATCGACATGCCCTGATTGACTATGCGATCTCTCAACTGTCGCATGAAGTTTGCCTCTGTCATGGCATCTAAGTTCAATCCATCCTTGGCAAATGTTTCCTTGGCATCCGCTACCAACTGCTCGTAATCCGGATCAGTCTTGATCTTCTTGATTATCGATTCCACGCTGGCGAGATCCTTTTCCGTGCCTCCCACCAATATGCGTGCTATCTCATCGGGATCCTTGGTTACCAATTTGTTGGTGTCTCTAGTCATCAGCCCGTTCTGTACTGAGAACTTCAAATTCCTTCCCTTGGCTATGCTGGATAACAATATGGCCCTGTGTCTGCCCTTGAACTCTGAGCCTTCGGGTGCGCCTGCCATTGCCCACTTCTGCCATTGTGAGTCGCCGAACATGAAGTCTGTCTGTACGAAGCCGTTCAATGCCTGTCCACTGATGGGCGTCCTGTAATGTACGGAAACACCCGACTTGGCTATGTAGTCCTTGGGATCCAATCCCTGTGATGTCACGTGCTGTGCCAGTTTGTTGTAGAGTTCTTCCTTAGACATCGACTTGTCGTCTACTGCTAGGTCCAAGTCACCGCTTGATTGTGCTATGCCCGTCGAGCCCAGCATGTTTTGTAGGAGCGGAAGTCCCGTAAGTTTCTCTAGGTAACCTACCGTGGGTTGGACGTCCTGTTTGTTGATCCTCTGTGTCTGGGGATTACCGTCGGCGTCCTTGAATACATTTCCACCTTCTCTTATTATCATTGATTTTGTAATTCCCCGTCGAGGAATTCTCTTCTTATCTTGTCGTAAATTGCTCGCTGATCCGGTTTATTGAGGTCGAGCTCAAATTTCTGAGGTCCAGGGATCCTGGCTATGTTACCTGAATCAACATCAAAGGGCCGTGTGTCGTTATAGTTGACTCCACCTTGTCTCGGTGGCTGTGGTCCTGGAGTAGCGGGTGCCATGTCCGGAACGATGGTTGCCACTGTGGCCGCTATCCTCGTGAAGGAGTCTCTCCACACACCGGCATCCTGTCTATTGGCCAACACCTTCCTGACGGCAGTGTCCACTTCCTTGTAGGCCTCCGGATATTCTCTCTGTAATCCCCTCAACGGGTATCTGCCCAATAACGTGCCGTCAACGAAGTCAGTCAATCCCTTCTGATACTGCGAGTCACTCAATGGTCCCTGATTCTGTCTCTCTAGCCGTTGCACAGTTCCAAGCCATAATTTTGCGCCTGCCTTGCCCAATTCTGCCAAGTCACCGTCCTGTGTCGCCCTAGTGACCCTACTGGCAAATGGAGCATCGGGAGGTAGCATCTTTCTCTCGTCACCCTGTATGGCTTTCTTGATCTTGTCGAGGAAGGATTCCTCGTATATGACTTCCTTAATCTTCATCCTTACGCCTCACAGAGCGATAAAACTTGCGAGGATCACGAGTACGTATCGCATTGATGAACTTGCGTTGAAGATCATCCGCTTGGTCAGGTTCATACATGTTTTCCAACTGCTCAAATAGATTGATGGCACTCTGTATGATGTTGCTCGCACGGCTCTCGACAAGGTGTTTCTTGTCTCGATTGACGGGCATGTCACTCAATTCGTCAAGTATGCTTCTAGTCTTCTTCAACATTTTATTGGTTCCGTTATTGAGTGTATTTATCGTTATAAATTAGTTCTGCCCATTCTTTGTGAACGGCATCATAACTTGAGCTTCGTATTTTATCTAGTTTTTGTATGTATTCGATAAAGATAGTTGGTTTATCCGACGAGATTTTTATACTCTTTAAGATATGTTCCAACTCGTCATATCCATTGAATCTTTCTTCCAATACATCAAATTGGTTTTGCGTTAATGAATTAATCTGGCAACTACCATAACCTTTCTGAAGATGTATATAGGTGGTATCTCCAAATCTATTAGATGAAAAGTTTTCTCTTATCCAATCGATAAGTTTAGGCAAGTAATATATATTTAGGTATGACCAGGTTATGTTAATATGAAAAAGATGATTTGTCGTATCCATATCATAAAAATATCTAAGAATGTCCCGAACTCTATCCCAATCGGCACCAGATCTTTGATAGTTAAACCTATGGTTAATGTCATCTAAACTAAAATACAGTTCGACAACATCAGCCTGTTTCCAAAGTTCAATGGCATCTTGTGTGGGAGTTTGTGTGGCATTCGTATTATACGTCACTCTACAGTTTTTTAAGATATGGTTTTCATTGAGCTTGTTAAGAAAAACAACATGGGTATCATTGAGCAAGGGCTCACCGCCCGTAAAGTGAACTATTTCTAGATCGTTAAAGTCGGACAACCAATCTAAATTGTATTGGTTCTTCTTATCATACTGCCAATCATCTTCTATGTCATATCCTAGTGCCTTCCAGTCATCAAACCATGTCGTGCTAGAATGTGCTCCGCAGATTACACATTTAAGATTACACAGGTTACCAATGGTTATGTCTAATCCCCGTATGCCTTGTTTTTTCCAATCCTTATAATATACCTGCTGATCTTGTCTCCTACTAGTTCCTCCTGCTTTCTCTTTCTGAATGCACGAATTACAATCTACTGTTGATTTTCCTTGTTCACTTAGATCTCTAATTTCTATTAATCTAGGATGATCGACGATCTGATCATTGATCACCTTGGAATGTGTTGCCTGACAACAAGGCCCCACTTGCAGATTCTGATTTCTGTAGTTGATACTCAGATTATGATGTATATCAGGACAGTACATCACTGAGTCTTGATTTGATTCAATAAGCTCTTGAGCTTACTGCTCTGTATTTCTGCCTTGACCTTTGCGGTCTCTTGTTCCGTGCCGCTCTCTACCTTGCCGTCATTGTTTATGACTGGCTCGACTTTCTTGATGTCTCTCAATGGAGGTTGTGCGTTGTAGCCTTGCTGTCCTTCCTCACCCAAGTCTGTGATGCGTAGGGTGTCGACGTTGAACTCCAAGTCCACCTTCTGTCCCACACCACTTGAACTCCTAGTCTTCATCAACTGTAATTGATAACGACCACGCTCACGCATAGCACGACTAGTAAAGATACCAAACACATTATCAGCAGTGTTGATCTTACTCAAACCACCTGCGATGTGACTGTGGTCAAATTCCACTTCCTCGACAGCACCCCTGTTCAACTGTGAAGCAGTTACAAACACGATATCCAGTTCTTTTGCTAGGTTACGCAGTTCCTCAGACACATACTTGTCCTTGACGAACAAGTCATTTGGACTAACTTTCGCTGATACAGGCATCAACAGATCCAGGTAGTCAACACACATGAAGTCTGCCCCCTTACCTGTCTGTATCTCGAGTTCTTTCATGTACGCTCTCAAGTCGTTGACGTTTGACTGTGCCGGCATGTACTTGATGCGTAACTGTCCAGCCTTCTTGCCTGCCAGTTTGACCTTCATCTCAACTTCCTCGATGCGTTTGAAGATCTCTTTTGAATTAGTGTTGGTCATCATAGAATCCATACGCATTGAGCATAAGCCTTCACTAAGTTCCAACGTCACATAGACACCATTCATACCAGTCATTGCCCAGTTGACCGCCAAGTTCTGCATGAACAAACTCTTACCTGAACCCGACCCGCCTGCGAATATCTGTAGCTCACCTCTGTTGAATCCACCATACAGCAGTCTGTCCAACATGGGCCAACCAGTGCTTACCTGACCATTGCTGGCCTTTATGGCTTCCAGTCTTGCCTTGGGATCGTCGAAGTAGTCAGTGCCCATGTCTTTGGTCAAACTAATCTGTACTGCGTCCTTGATCAATTTCTCTACTGGATTGTAGTCACCCTTTTCCAATAGATCTGCTGACTTGAGGATGGCACGTTCCAGTTCCTGCCTGCGTGTGAACTTCTCAAACTCCTCGAGGAACCAATCATAGTGTCCGTCCTTGGCTTCTGGGATCTCCTCGAACTTGACTTTGGCAACTGCCTCGACCTGTTTGCGATCTGGCATGGTGTTGTGCTTGTCACAATGTTCCTTGATGAACGTGGCCGCACCCTGTAAAGTCCTGTCAAAGTTCTGTGGATTGAATATGTTCTGCACACGGATGTAGCTCTGTGCATCCTGTAACATCATTTCCAAAAACAGTCTTTGTAGATCAACCCCGTAGTCGTTTATCAAGTTTCCTCCTCGCTAGTTCTATCTTAATCTTTGATGTCTCTCTTGCTGTCATTATAGTTATCAAAGTTCCTAATCTACCATAACGTTTTACAGCATCATTGACATCCTTGATGTCATCTGCCCAATTAGGTATCGATACAGCAAAACCCAGTTCAACAGCACGATCAATCAGTTTAAGTCCTGCCTCATCCTGATCTGGCACCACTGTTATGTCCTTGCGTAGGTTCTTTAACAGTCTTGCCTGCTTGTCATTGATGTCATTGTGTAACAATGCCAAACAATTTAGGCTCAGTGCGTCAAATATGCCCTCAACAACTATGGCCTGTGTCCAATGTTCCTGTTGTAGGTCAGTGCCAAACACGTATCCAGGTTGTTGCTCACTGATGAACTTGGGCTTGCGATCATCTAGGTATCTGGCCGTGTACCCCACTAACCTATCCTCGTATGTATATGGTATGACTATGCGTTCTGCCTGTCTACCTTTTTGGTTGGGCGATACCATATAGGGATAGTCTCCAGGATCCACTGCCCTGGATTCCAAATATTCGATATATTTCGTGTCCGTTTCCTCTAACAGTCTCAGTTCCTCGGGCATGACCACGTCATTGAACTCTATGTGCTGTACCTTGGGTTTGGCACGATCTTCGACCAACTGTGCCATGTCCTTACGCTTTAGGCTTTCTAAATTAATGGCTTGTATCACGCTTTGATCAACACCAAACCAATTCAATAACTTACGTGCCTTGAAGCTCAGGGTCCTGCCCAATTTGAAACTGGCCTTGAACCCACAGTTGAAGCAGTGATAACTCCAATCCTCGCCGTTCTGTTTCAATCCGCCACGTTGTCTCTTGTCCCTGTTCTCACCATTATGTTCACAGCAGACGGCATTGAACGATATCCAGCCTGATGCTGTTCGCTTGTGTTTCGCGGGCAGTATTGATGTGATGTCTAGCATTATGCTAGTATAACACGATTTATCTCAGGAATCAAGTATTCTGATATGATTTGGTGACCTTGCTCGTTTGGATGGTGGCCAGGAGCATGTATCTGTTTAAAATCCGGGCGGCCCAATAATACCTCTTGCATGTTCTTCGTGGGCCATAGAAGTGTTGATACTTCCTGTTTCAGACGTGTCCAGGGTTGATAAAGATTGAATTGTAACAACGGAATGTCTAGGCTCTTACTAACACCATCAAAGAATAATACGGCCTGGTGATAGTTTAATCGAGATAGTTCGTCACAATGGCTAAGTGTTAGATATTGCTTACCAAACTGTTGCCACTCTTCGGGTATTGAACTTGATCCAAAGTTGACCCATGCTGAATGTACGTACTTGTTCCATTCGGGATCGTTTGAGTAACTTACGTGATCAGGATTATACCAGGACTGTCGGTCCGGAGCCGTTAATCCTATCAACACCATGGTGTCTGCAGTGTCACGGTTGTTCAACCACCACATGAATGTCCACATCGTGGATTGTAAACTGGCGCCTGGCTGTCCATAGTTCTCATATGGCACGCCCAACTTTTTGGCTATCAGACCTGAGAAACAGTGGGACAGGCGATACTCGTCATTCTGCGTGAAGCAGGGATGGCTGTCTGGGTCGTCTCTCAGTTTGGGATCGAGGAGTTCATCTCCCCATATCCATGAGTCTCCGAATACTGCTAGTTTCTTGATTTCCACATCTATCTAACTTTAAGTTCACTAATGCTACCACTTACCTCTTCTATGCGTAGTCGCATGTAAGGATGGAAGCCCGTTACATTTATGTATCCGGTAGTGCTTGATGCCGTTAGATTTATGTCTGAAGTGATGTCATACCAAAGCCCATCTGTCGCAGTGGCACCTTCCAATACTATGATGCCCGTGAATGAACTTGGTTTGTATTGTACCGTCGTGGTCTCTCCGGTACTGGTGAACTGGCTGGAGTAGTGTGTTGTGCTACCGTCAGTGTCATTGAAGCTCGGAATTGTCACACTGGTGCTCTCTGTGTGCTCCGGATATACGCTGTCTATTATGTCAATAGTACCCCTACCACCCTGATGATCATCCACGAACACTGTGTCATATAGGTCACTGTTTGACTGGCTACGCTCTATTGAGTAGTTGGCCTTTTGTACTGCTATGGTGTCAAGGTCTGCCTCAGTGATCGTAACCTTTGCGGTGCCCTTCGTGGCATCTATGTTTTCCATGGTCTTTGCCAACAGTTGGTCAGTGCCTTCACGATTCATAAGCCTGAATGTGAAAGTTGCCGTTGAATTGTTGACCGGTTTTTGATCCTGATTGATAAAATTAAATATCAGAACGTTATCCGTGCCCTTATGTAGTTTCAATGTCTTTGCGTACACCTGTGGGTACCTCCTTGCCGCGACTGCCTGAGTGGTATCACGTAATACCACCGGGTGTTTGTATGTATATAAATAGACTTGGGTCGTAAACATGTTTATATTTATCGAGATCAATGACAAGTAATTTTTTCAAAGAGCTGAATGAGAAGTACCCGTTCATAACGGTGGTACACTATTCAGGTGCCGAGTACGTTGGCATAGTACAGAACCGAGATCAGAACGTGACCACGATGTACGACTTCGGACGCATAGTCGATCAACAGCTCAAACAAAAGTTTCTAGAACTTGCCGAGGTATGGTGGTGGGAATCAAATAGAAGCATACCCATAAACATATTCCTCAGAGAAGAATGGGCGGTGTTCCGTCCCTACCTACAGACGTTCATAAACAAGGATCTTGAGATACTGCTGGGTCCAACGATCAGCCTTGGCGACCTTGCCAAGAAACGTACTAAAAAGAGATCTATAACTCTAGTAAGAAAGATGGGTTAGGTTCCCATCTGTTGTTGACTGCTTCGACTCCCGGATAAAGTTCCTCTAAGAAGTTACACAGTTTGTCAGTGGCACTGACAGAATAATTATCGTACCATTCCCAGAAGTGTCTCACGTTATGGCGTGCCTGCCTGCGAGTCTCATCGTCAAACATTATGTCATGTAGATCCGGACCCACTGCCCTGGCTATGTTCTTGACCATTTCCTTCATCCTGCTCTCCCAGGGCTCCAGCTCGTGCCAGTCACTACCGAACACATGATCGAATGTCTCGAAGCCCATCTTCTTGAGGTCCTTATAATGATTGGCTCCGCTCAGTGTTGCGAATGGATGCTCTCCCAATATTGGCTTCCATGTCTTCTCACTGAACATGCTGTAACGCAACTTCACTGTGGATTCTGCCTGTACCGAGAAGTATGTGTCGAAGTGTTGTTTCTCCACCATGAGTCCTGCTTCCCACTTAGTCCAATCTACTAGTGTGTCATGTGTTATCTCTCTGCCTAAATCATACCCACTAGGTAATGCCTTGCCGCTAGATATGTGGCTCCATAGAGCACCATCTAACAATTCCATTTTGGCCATTTCGTTGATCAATGCTACTCTGTGTTCTCTGATGCGATTGTTTAGGTACAGGAACGTGAAAGGTCGTTCGTGCCTTCCAAACATTATGTGTCGATGTTCTTCATTTTTGAGTCCCGTGAGATACAACATGTATTGTATGTTACAGTTCCTTATTCCTTCCGGCATCTCTCCTGTGCTTATTGTAGAATAGCGTCCTGCTAATGTGTCCTTTAAAAGTCCACCCGTGTCTAACATTCTTACGAACGTGTTTGATCCTTCGAAAGGGTTTTCCAATACTATGTTGGCTTGGCTCTTTTTGATGTAGTTTAGGAATGTGGTCTCATCATATATGAGTGGTATGATCTGTAAGGTATCGTCGGGTAACTTCTCGAGGTCTTCGAGGGTCTCGTACTCGCATGCCTCTAAGTGTAGGATATCTTTTAGCCTACTGTCCTTGTGTATCCAAATCTTCATCTAGTAACTTCATGTGTAATGTTGCCAACACCGCATAGCTCACCGCGTGTGACTTCTTAAATGCGTACTCGTCGTTGTTCTGTGTCCATATGTCCTTGCTGATATCGGTCCAGGACTTGCCCACGAGATGTCTCTTGGCCGGACGTATCAGAGCTAGGAACATTGCCATTCTCGGTATGCTGTCTATGTCTAACCCCCTCACCAAGTCAAAGTGATTACCTATGTGTATCACACGCTCAAAGAATGATCTGTCCTTTAGCCTGTGCCACGGCGTAGCTCTTGCCATGAGCTCATCGTAATGTTTCTGATCCCTGATCAACTTGTAGACATTTACGTTGAGGAAGTCGATCTTGAAGTAGCCACGTTCCTCTGCCTCTTGATAGTCTATGCTGGCAGTCTCAGTCAATGGATTGTAGGGAATATCTGTGACATATACCCCACTGTTATGCCTACGCACATTACCGTCATTGATCTGCATGGCAGGAGTATGCCTGATCAGTTTCAGTATGGTGTCTCTATCAGCGAAGTCTATGTCTACGTCTGTGGAAAATTTTACCATCCCGCTTTCCTTAACATCTCTTTCATGTATTCCGTATCTCCCGGATAGTCCCTTATCTTACGGCTCCACTTGTCCGGATCCAGGAAGTCATAGACTATGGCCAACTGTTCCGGATTCAAACTCTCCAACCATTCATGTCCGCTCTCGCAGTTGAATATGGTCCATCCTGTTACCTTGCCCGTTGTCACATAATGGCATAACTTGTTGGAGTTGCCGTAGCGTAGGAAGTGTTCCGTTGGATTATCAGTATCCTCTGCCCAGTCAACGGATGTCTCTAATGCACGTGTCAATGCGTCAGTGGCATTCTCCCTGTACACGTATTCCTTGAGAAACTCCTCATACAACTTGTCACTGCCCCAATAATCTATACGCTTGTTGTGTTTCAATAACCATTCGCTGAAGCGTGTGGGCGCCACGACCTTGGCGTTGACGCAGTAGTTGCCGAACTTTACGAATGCCCTGTAGTATGCTGACTTTGCGAAGTCATCAAACGTCTTGTTCTTTGCCGAGCCCTGTGTGGTCTCATAGAATGCCAAGAAGTTCTGGAATGCTATACGTGTGGCTGGATCGTCCTTGGTCTGATATCGACGCTTCTGCTCACAGACGTGAACTTCCAGTGTGGTCTCCTTACGGAACTCACGTTCACAATACCTACATTTAAAAGTCTGACTTGATCCTGTCATCGGTCCAACCCAACTCCTTACAATATTCTTTTATCTCTTTTTCCGTGTTCATTGACATAAACATATCCATTTCATCCGACTTCATGTTTGGATATAATGATGCCACAACCTTGCGTAACTTATTAGTTGACTTGCCTTCTTTCTTCTTAGCCGCCAACCAATAGTGAAACTGATTACCCATGTTAGGTGATACTGTGGTACACATTAACCACTGTAGTTTTGTGTGTTTGTTTAAGTCAAAGAAATGCTTGTTGACAAACTTATTAGTTGCCATCAAGTAATATGCCTGTAGGTCTTTGTTGCCACCTACACTAGCACCATATCTCAACATTAAGTAAGTTGAGAACTGTTTCTTTTCCTCATCAGTAAACTTGTCATAGTAGTCTCGATCTTTACGATCATAGGCCGCCATTTCATTACCGATGTATAAGGGTGAGCTCTTATCTGCCATTAGAATGATAACGTGTAATTAACTATCTCACAGTTACGGCTTATGTCCTTGACGAAGTAACAGCACTCGGGCTGTGGTCCGTCGCTCAATGGTACTGCCAATAACTGCCCGTTCTTTAACTTGGGACTATACCAGCTCACGTCCTGATAGACATCCACTATCTCTATGTCCAAGAAACTGGGACGGAAGTCCGTCAGGCTGTTGAATTGGAACGCCCTGAACCCCCTGTCATTGATGCTGGTGAGTGGTAGCACCTCCAGGTCACCCACGTCGGGCTCACCTATCAGTATGCTCCAGTCCACCGGCATGCGTATCTTGTGATTGCCTATCTTCAATACTAGTGCTGGTGAATTGAAGGACTCTAAGAATATCAAAGGTATCCAATGATAGTCTGGGTTGCTTGGATCGCTGTTGTCCAAGATGCTGAAACGCATGTCATCGACTTCCTCCGGGAGGGTGTCGAGATCATATTTCACGTTGTCTAATGTTAGTATCTGCATGTTACTCCTATTATACGTGACGTAGTCGTGTCTGTCAATCGTTAGTTCCACTCAATCTTTTCTACCTCGAATGGGTAATTTGCCTCTCGATAAAATGCCTTGCGTTTTGTTAAATGTCGCTTGGCGAACTTACATGTGCTGGTTATATCCCAAATTTGGACGAAATCTTTGTCCTCAGCCTTCCTAATGCCTCTACCAATTGACTGAATAACACGCACGAAAGACTTGCCAGGCTCAATGAGAACAAGATTAAAAATCCTAGGGATATTAATACCAACAGCGGCAACACCATAAGTGGCGATGATAACCTTACCATCCATTGTCGCAACTTCGTCATATTCATCTTTCCTATCCTTTGCTTTGGTCGCACCACTGACAAACACAGCATCATCAATCAGCTCTGTTAATTTCTTGCCTGGTGCGATGCGATCAACTAGAACTAGAGTGTTGCCACTTAGCCTGACCTTGTCGATCAACTTGGCCATGTACTCCATGCGTTCCTCAGTCTCTAGCAGATACCTAAGCTCATCTTGATATGATTTATACTCCGTGTGGTCCACCAATTGTAACACGTTGACATGGCAATTGGCCAACACGCCCTCTTGCTGTAATTCGTTTGCTGATAGTTTACCAACGACATCACCGATCGAACATCTTAAGCTCATGCGTTCGTATTCTTCCTTGGGTATGGTGCCAGTCAGACCCCAACGTATGGGTACGCGGCTCATTGGTCCCGTTAGCAAGGTCTTTAAAGCATCTGCCTTGGCCATGTGTACCTCATCCACCATCACGCATACCACGTCATGTAGGAACTCGTCTATGGTGATGTCCACGTCCTTTGCCCTGGTCTTTTTCAATAGGATGTTCAATGACTGCCAGGTACATATAGTGTGTGTCTTGCCAAACTCCTTGCGATCACCAAAGAACACTCCGACGTCCAGGCCCATGTTGACATAGTCGTCCTCGGTCTGCGTGACCAAGCTCTTGTTTGGAACTATCACAATGGTCCTGCCGTGTGGCTCACATCTATGGCTCAGCACTGCCGTACACAGTGTCTTGCCAGCACCAGTGGCTATCTCCTGTAGGCATTGTGGATTGTCAAGGAACTTGTTGATGACCTCGACCTGGTAATCTCTCAGTATGATCGGCTTGCCCGCCTGTGGATGTCCCGGCGGCCATACGTAGTCCGCATAACTGTCCTCGTCAACGGGTTCCAACTCATAACTGCGTTGGTAGTCACGATAGTCCTCGAGATCAACGTCATAGTTGTATGCCTCGAGTATGGGCAATATCTCAGGAAGTAGATTGATGTATGTGGATCCACCAAGTTGGAAGAAGCCCACCTTGCCGTCCCATCTGCCCAAGCGTACCGCTGGCATGTAACGGGCACCAGGCACCTCGAACTTGAACGTGTCGGATAGTTTCTTGCGGACGTCTAGGTCCAGTCCCTCGATCTTGACGTTCACCTCGTCGAGCACATGTAATAAAGCCTGCTTCATATAAATTAATTATACTGTGAAGCAGGCCTTTTGTCAAACTAATTTAGCCAAATTATCTGCGTTTCATACAGGTGACCTCTGCCATTTCCTTCCAATTTGATCTTGAAACGTTCCTGAGGTCTGCGATCTTGAGTGCCATACGCAGGCTCAGCTCGTTTAGATTGTCCTGATTGTGTTCGATGAAGTCCAACTGCTCCTCCATCTCGGCATCAGTGAAGTCATAATCCTGATACAGGGCACCTGTGCGTGCTATCTGCTTGATGCGTAAGAGCTTGTCTCGGTTGCTGTCCAATGTTAGATCCAAGTAGTGGCATCTTGACTGCACGGCCTGTAGGTGATCCTGTAGTTTCTTGCTCTTGACATTTTCAAACTTGATGTTGGTGATGAATATCGCTGAACCCTCAAAGTTGAATGTCTCAGGAACGCCCTCGTTGCGTAGTTTGTAACTGTCAGTGTTCCAACATATCTTACGGGTCTTCTTACTGTCAAGTGCGGCCTTAAGGATGTTCAACGACAGCTCGTCCTGTAACACAGAGTCACAGTCGTCAAACACTAGGACATTGTCCTTTTCCTTGTAGTTGAACAGTTTACAGTATAGACCGATCGCTGACATGGCACCCTTGACCACATCATAAGGTTTTGGTCTTGATCCCAGCTCGCTGTATATGCCTGCCTTTTCCAACTGTCGCTCAACACCATATGACTTGCCCACACCTGGAGGGCCTACGACGATCATAGCACGGACGTCACCGGTGATACAGGCTTTGGTCATGTCGTCTAATATCGAGAAACGCTTGCCTATGCGTTCTATTATCTGCTCGTCTGATTCTTTCTTGTTGAACTTGATTGCTTTTGCTACCATATTACCCCCATGAAGTTATTCATAGTGTTATTATATGATATTTTGGTTTTTGTGTCAAGTGATATTTTGTGGCAAAAAAACCACAAAAAACCCTACGCAAGGTAGGGTTGATTGTGAAGTTCCTCGTGTCGTGATCTATGCTAAATTCATGACGTCAACGTGATATTCTGGATAGTTATCCGTTGGAGTGATCGACCATGTCGTTGTCAAGGTATCACCATCCTCTAACATGAGATAGTTCTTGGCTGACGTTTCAGCATCGTCCCAACCAAGTTGGTCGACGCCATTGACCTGTGCTGATGCCTTTTGGTCGTTGTCTGCTAGTAACCATACGTAATCCACGGTATTCATTGGTCCAGCCTGATCAGCCGCGTCCATTGTTGCCCGTTGTGCATCCGTTGGGTTCGTTACCGTTCCTGCCTTGAGTGCGTTATAAAGATCTGCTCCTAGTGCGTCTGATCCCACTAGATCAGCGAATGCTGATTGCTCGTCAGCGGTCACGTTCGATGGATCCATGTTAGCAATATCTGCCCAGTTCTGATAGTGACTGTGTGCCCCGTTACACTTGATCGGACCCATGATGAACTGTCCGCCACTGACCGCTAATGTCGCTGACTTGGCTCCGGTCACTGACTCGTCCAGGGTCCATGTCACTAATTCACTGAGATCAGAGAATTGCGGTGGACCGCCCAATGCTGTGTTTTGTGTACTCACCGTGCTGTTAAACACCTGTGTTCCATCTACTGTCAAGGTCACCGTGACATCACCTGATGCCGCGTATGCCCTTCCCATCATTTTAAAAGTTCTATTCGCCATTTCGAGAAATCTCCTTCGTAATGCTATTATTTATGCTAACGCCAATGTCTTTTAACGTCATCATCTGTTATTTCATGTGGTTTGGGCTCACCATGGAATATGACTATGCTGAGATCATGAAATATATGGTCTCTGGGTTTACCCTTATTGGGGTATGTGCGATATATGAAGTCTATGCCACCGTCCTGCACCTGCCAGCGAAAGCTCTTGATCTTGTTCCAATCCAAGAAGCCCTTGTGATTCTGCGGTACCTCCGTATTTACGAAATCTTGATCACCATTAAACTGTCGCATATAGTAATCACTGGCTTGTTTGAACTTCTTCCATAGTCCGCTCCATGTCTCCGTGTTGAACACCATGACCGAGCTGTTGAAGTTCCAACTCTTGCTCTTGCGGAAAAGATAACGGAAGTCACGCACCGCCCAGAACTTGTCCTCACTCAGATGTAGCATCCAATCCAAGTTGCTGGTTATTACGACATCCAAATCAAAATAGAACAGCCTACCCTTGTGAGCCTTGGGATTAAACAACTGCATCTTGTACCACCATGACTTCTTGGGTCCTTTGACTCCCAGGTCACGTAGTTCGTGTTTTATGAAATGTTTGGGCACGTCGCGAGCGGCTTCCGTCCATACGTGTAAATGTACGGGATAACTGAAGTGTCTCTGTAATGACGAGTACAGTTTCTCCACGTACTCCCATGGATAGTATTCGCCATGTATCACGCAGGCACAGTGGATACCATTCTGCTCATAATACTGTCTTGTCGTCTTGTTCAAACCCATTGTTCCAATCTATCCAGCCATAGGCCTCTCTGTATCTCATCCACTAGATATTCCGTATGGCAGATCTCAGTTAGCCA